CAGCAATTCTTTCTTCTGCCATTTCCATTGTAATATATAGAACATTCTTTCCTTGCTCTAGAACTGATGCTGCACAATGACACATAAACAAAGACTTACCCACGCCTGTGCCGGCTAATGCTATATTTAAGGTCTTATTGGGTAAGCCTCCCTTGGTAATCTTATTAAAGTAATCAAGATCAAATGGTATACGATCTTCCTTTTTATTATAAAATTCAAATCGTTCATCTGAGTTATCAATATAATCATGTCCTATTGCTTGATCAAAAGAAACTCCAAGAGCATCCGATAGTATTTCAGGTATAGCACCTTCACTTCGCTCTTTATCTTTTCCATCAATAATAGTAATAGAATCCATAATAGCATTATAGATTGCTTTTTCTCTACACCACTTTTCTGACTCTTGAATAAGATACTCAGTATCAACATCTGATTTAGAACTTATTTCAGATATAAGTCTTGATGCATTATTCAATACATCTTCAGGAGCATTTATCTTTCTTAATTCGAGTTCTAATACTTTTGATGTTGGTAGTTTATTATGTTTACCGACAAATTGAACTATAAGATCAAATACAGTTTTATGAGTACCTTCAAAATATTCTTTCTTTAAATAAGGTACGACTCTTCTACAATACTCTTCATTATTCAGTAAATGATTCAGTATGTGAGTCGGTAGTTGATTCGTTATTTCCAATTCCTATAACTCCTAAATTATTATTATTTGCGTATTCTAAACTATCTGTTATTATATATTGCAATATCGCGCCAAGATAATTTTTAAATGATTCATCTTCATTTAATTCATCTACACTAAAATCAGCAGGATCTTGAATTGTGAAATTAAATGAAAGAGTTGCAATATCGAGTTCAGGGCTTTCTTTTACTCCTACTTGTCCATATACAACTATTACATCTTTCCACGTACCTGTTTTTAGTTTGACACCATGAAAGACACTATCTTCGCGCTCAACTATTGCGTAGTCTTTTTCAGATACCTTAAACATCTTCTGATTCGATATCTAAATCAATATCCAATAAAGGCTTATGACCAATTGAATAATAAGATCTTATAAACTCTTTAAAGTCTGAGTTCTTAAAGATTGGATCCCAAAACTTTTTAGTAAGAGTATCTTTTTCTCTAACCTTAGGTTCAAGTATTTCTCCTGTTTCCATATCAACTGCAGCATACCAGCCTACGTTTGGTTTAGTTACATATCCACCCGCAAGAGCTACTTCAAGTAGTCCTCCAAATGGTGCAATACCACCTTCCCATGTAACTGACACTGGAATCTTAGACTTTTCTTTTACAAACCTAGATTTTTCTACATTAATCACAAAGTTATAACCTTGAATCTCTGTACCTTTTTTCTGTTGTTGTCTTCCAATAATCCATATGTTATCAGCTGAGTAATAGATACCTGTACCACCTGAAACAACTGCCTTAGGAAACAATCCAATTTCTTGATAAGTGTGGTTTACAGCAAGTAAAGGGATGTTCTTCATTGTAAGATAAGGAGTGACCATTCGGAACAATCCCTTTAATGCTTTAGCTCTCGACATATCAGCAACTGATTTCTCATTGAGAGCATCTTCCAACTCTTTCTTAGAAGCAAGGTTACCAATTGAATCAATAACAATAACTACCTTATCGCCTCTTTCAATATTTTCGAGTTGGCCAACTAAGTCAAACTTTAATTGTTCGACATCTGTGATTGGTGTATGTAAAACTCTTTCTGTATCAATACCAAATGATTCGAAATAATTCTGTGGTGAACCAAATTCTGAATCATAAAATAGCATAACAGCATCTTCATATTTTTCTAAGTATGCAGCACCCATAAGTAAAGCAAAACTAGTTTTAAAGTGTTTACTTGGACCAGCTAATACAGTAAGTCCAGATGTAAGACCTCCATCCATATCTCCTGATAAAGCAACGTTTATCATTGGAACAGATGTTGATACAATATCTTTTTCAGCAAATAATACTGAATCCGAAAGAATAGCAGTATCTTTTATTTTACTATTCTTTTTAAGTTTATCCATTATAGACATTATTCTTCCTCCTCGGAATTAAAGTTTTCTAGTTGAGCAGTATGTAATGCAAATTCGATATCTGTTCCAATACCATTTGCTACTGCCAGTTCAGCAAATTGAGTCATGTCAGTTCTTGTCATACGACAAAACATTTCAACTAATTGTTTCATATCCATTATTTTCTCCCATGA